TTGATTGTGGAGTTGGAATTAAACCAGAGTTATTGCTGGTTGTGTCGGCAGCCATTACATACTGACGGCTTTCCTCTGAACCTAATGCAGCACGAACTGAGTGCTCCAAGTAAGTTGCTTTTGAATTGATTGGTGAGCGTGGCTTTGTGTAAGCAACTGACTGCGCTGCTACTACTGCCACAGGCTCAGACTTTGCAGCTTCTACCGCTTCGGTTGCGATAGGAGCATCTGAAGTTATATCAGACACTTTGTCCTCCTGTGTTGTTGTATCCTCAGCGGTTGCTTCGGAATTCTCTGCTGGTGTTTCTGTTGCAACTACGCGTTCAACGCGAGCTGATGCGATGGCTGGATCTGCGACCAAACTGACCTCAGATAATGAACTTTTGGAAATAACCATTGCGCCATCTTTGTTATCCCATGCATCAACCATTACACCTACAGAAAATCCATCGCGTAATCCAGTTGCTGCTTCCTCAAGCGCATCATCAGCTGCAAAAGTTTTAGCCAATTTGAATGTGCCTTCTAATCCTTGCTCATTTGCAGTTATATCAACCAATTTTCCAAGTGGGCGAGTTTTATCATGTTCTAATAACAATTTAACAGGCTTTGAGAAATCAATGCTGTCTTTACTAAAGATTGTTTTTCCTGCTGATGTATTTCCTGCTTCATTCCAACTTACGATAGTTCCAGAGATGGTTCTCTTATTTGTATCGGCAGCCGTTATAGTAATTGGGAAATTAATCTTCATCGGATTAAGTCCTCCTCTTCTTGGATTTGCTCAACGCTCATTGCGCCGATGCGGTTTAGGATTTCATAAACTTGAGCACGCTCTAATGCTGAACCTCTCAAGAAATCATCAATATCAAATCGAACTTCAACACCATTTGGAACAAAATCAGCGGCAGATAATCTTTGCTCTATCGGCGTTATTATATTTCTCAAACTAAAGTCGATTAGGGCTTTTCGTTCCATAATGGTCGTGCTGTATGTCATGCTTGTAGTTTCAGCAGATAAAAATGATGCTGGAATACCAACTGCTCTTGCAATTTCTGTTGCAAGGTATTGTCGTGCTTCATTTAATTGTAATTTTTGTGGATCGAAACCTAATGCCGTTAATTCAACATCAGCATTTAAGAATGCAGTTGCTCTTGTGTTTCTAGCAACTTTCCAACTTTCAAGAAGTTTTGTAATTCGCTCTGGTGCAAGATTAGTTCCATTTGATTTTAATACCATTGTTGGAACTGGCTCTTTGGCGTATAATTCAGCAGCTTTTTCTAATTCTTGAGCAGCTCTTATTGTGCGACCTGCGCGATTTAATACGCCTTCATCTAATCCACTAAATACAATTAAAGAACCGATGCCTGTTGCTGGAACATGCATTCCATCAACCATATATGAAGTAATTTCGGTTTGATTTGCATTTAAGTTATATGTAACGCGATCTGGAGCAACTCTTGTCCATGCACGAACCCGACTGTTATCTGATGCAGCATAAGCATCTAAAACTTGTCCGTATGCAACTCCATGAAATAACAAATCTTCAGAAATCCATGCATAAATAGCAGAACCAGCAATTCTTGGATCTGGTTGCATAATTACACGATTTGGATCTAAATGTTCTTTTGTAAAATGATTATAAGTTTCAATTGGCAAAGAACCAATTGTTGAGCAAATTATATTTCTTGCTCTAGCAACTGATGGAACTGACATTGCCTGTTCGCGAGTTGCAGTTTGTGCTCCATAAAATAATCCACCAACAGCTGATTGTAAATTGTAAGGCGTATTGGCAGCAGCAACATCTGTTTGAATTGTTGGTGTCTGATTTGTCAAAAATCTATCAAATAATCCCATTAGCACATAATATACCATAAAGTCTAGTTTAAGCGATTTGTATGTCTGTTTCCGTTTCAGGTTGTGTCGCAAAATAAGTTACAAGAGCACTTGCCACCGAAGCACAGACGGCAACTCTGCTGGCTCTTCTTCCGATAATCCACGAACCATCGCCAAATGGTAATTTAGCAGCTGATAATGTTTGTTGGGTCAATTCCTCTTGCCCTGAATGTTGAAGCCTGTGCGAGTTAATTGCACCGAGCCATCGGTCGCACGATTCTGCATAGATAGCCCCGTCCATATCAGTAACTTGAATACCAGCAGAACTTAAGCGACTTGCAACTGCTTGACTTGTCCTTTTGCTATAAGCCACAGTTTGCGTGTTGTATTTTCTTACATAAGGTGCAATGTCGTTGGCAACTGCTAAATCATTCAAGCTGTAATCATTTGACCAAGTGTGAAGTAATTGCACATAAAATCTTTCACCAGATAATCGCTGGGCAGCTACAAGTGCTCCAAATTTTCTATCAGGCGACAAATCTAAGCCAAGCCAAGTTGGTTGTTCAGGATCTAATGGAATTGGATCTATTTGACACATCGCCCATTTTTGCGGATCAATAGCTGAGTTTATTGTGTCCACCCATTGGGTAAGGAGTTCGGTTCTTACAATATCTGGTGGATCATTGATTGCAGCCAAGATGTTATCAGGATGAATTGTTATTCCTAATGATGGGTTGGCTTGAGCAAATGCAGACCAGTTAATATCGCCTGACGGAAGATGGATCGGCGCATCTGGTTCGGCACTCCACTCAAACCACCCAATTGGGTCATTGGTTGTAGCTGAAGCCAATGCCCTCTCACGCAATTTGTTTAGAATAACTGAGTGTTGATCTCCTGCTGAAGAATAAACCCACACCTGCGGATTTTTGGCACTCATCATTGAGTAACGCATTGATGACCAAGCATCTTCATCTTTGTATTCTCTCAACTCATCCATATGAATTGTTTCAGGCTTACTCAAACCTCTAGCGGCATTGTTGGCAGCCTTTACAACAAACCTCCTATTCCCAAATAACTCAATTTCCTCTGCTCCATGTTGCCAGCGGATTTTCTTTACTTCCTTTTCAAGATCTGGATGTTGTTCAATTAATGTAACAATCTGTCTGAATGTTTCAAGTGAGGTTGTAAGCCTGTGAGCTGATGCAAGCTGTAAGCCTTCGTTCCACACGAACATTCCTGTCAAAATTCTAAGCATCATTAATGTACTTTTTCCATTTTGCCTGCTAAGACACAAACCTATTTCTGAAGTTGCCCACCTGCCATCGTCTTTAACTTTGTGTGCATGAATTGCAACAAACTTTTGCCAATCCATCAGCTGTATGCCAATCTCAGCTGCAAAATCGATCATTTCTTGACCCCTAGACGGCAAATCATTGAGTTTTGAGCAAATACGCGGTGTTTGCACACCTCCTAATCCTGAAGGAGCCTGATCTAAAAGGATCTCTCCCGTTTCAAGGTTTATCAATCTGATCCAGTCTGATCGTGGCTGATCGAGGTGTTTTGTGGGTTAGAAAAGGAACGGGGGGTCGGTGGTGTCCTTGTGCTCACAAAAAAACGCCCACCCTTACTCAAATTACATCTTCTACAACTTGCAACTAAATTCTCATCACTATCATTTCCTCCAAGCCTACGAGGAACTACATGATCTACTGTGGTTGCTTCTTGATTGCAGTATTGGCAGATGAATTGATCTCTACGCAGAATGCGACTTCGTATTGAACGCCAATGTCTGGTAGATCCAGTATCTCTTAAAGCTGATTTACTCAATACCATCCCTTAATCTTATGATGAGCCAAAGCATTACATGGATTAGAGTATCGCTTCTCAATATATTTTAATTGCCAATCAATCTGTTTGTATCCATCAACTTTACTTAACCATTTAGATCTACCTTGAGGAATACCATAATGACTACCATTCTTGGCTTTAGGATTCCATCTAGATTCTTTGTAGTTCAACTCATCTAAACAATAGAATTGATCTAAGTCATTAAGCTGTATGAAAGCCCATTGTCTGTAATGATTAGTTCTATCTTGAGCAACGGAATCATCTTTTAGAAAGGCTATTGTCATTGCTAAAGACAGAGATATCACCAAACCAAACCTTGCGATCTTTCTGCTTCGCAGATCGCCCTTTCGCTCTGAAAGCGAATTTGCGTTTAAGGGTAGCATACGACTCCAAATCCATTAACATAACCGCAGGTCAGACGGCAAGTCATTTACTATTGACCAATGAACATGTATGACACGGATGATCTACAAATTGCCAAGAACCACATTTATCACATCGCATAACAGGCTCTTGAGTGTCAGTAGATTCTGCTAGATTCTTTGTGCCAATAGCGCAACATTTAAGGCATTGATAAACCCTAAAGCCATCAGCTGTGTCGTATCCATCCATCCAGATAAACTCTGAATTGGCTGAACAAAAGTTGCATCTAAACTTTACCACTTTTACCAGCCCATCCTGTTCCCTTAAAGATTGCTGGAACAGCAGTATAGACACGCGTTAATTCAAAGCCACATACTTGACAAAGAGGGATTTCGTGCTGCATCGGAAGATCCAATACAATACTCGACCCCTCTCTATCACAAGCGTATTCGTAATTCGGCACTATGGAATTCGATTGATTGAATGACAGGAATAGCATCGAAGCAGATCGCCCTCGTGAAGTAATCTGTCATCGTTGCAAGTATCACAAACAATCGTTGATGGTTCTACTATAACTCCGTTATCTGTAAATTTCGCAGTTAGACCAGAGCCATCAATCATTATCATGTCAGCCATTTATTCCTCCTCTCTAAAGAACCAACTGCCGTTAGCAGCTGTAACCGCCCATTTAGCATCGCATTGTTCTCCTTTTGGTGCGCTGCATACATATCCGTAGAAAGGGCGACCCGTCTTGGCAGTTCCCTCTTTTAAGATCATCAAGCCATGAACGCATTCTTGTTGTTTAGGTTTGCTTGATAAAGCTTCCGCAACATCTCCAACTGACCAAGTTGTAGGTTCGCTTGCTGGCTTAGCATCATCTGCAAATGACTTTCGGAGTGCCATTTCAATTACCTGCGAATTGCCACTCTTGCCATAAATGTTTTTAATTGGTTCACTTTCAACCTTTCTCATATCATCTTTTGTAGCTGTTTTGTTTGAACCTTTGAGAAGGATTATTGCCCTACCCAGTGAGCTGCTAGCAGTATCTTCTACATACCATTTTTTCATGTTAGGCATGTAAGTTTCTCTGCTACCAAAAGCAATGTTACTCACAGCTGGTTGCTCATCTTTGCTATCTCGCCACAAAGTTGCTTGCACCAAGATATAACCATTGACAGGGTCATGGCTTATCACTGAAATATCAGATCTCCCAGACGGAAAATTAGCAATAAACCATTTATTTAAAGTAGCCACATCTTCATAATCGTCTAAGTTAAATCCCATCAGCCCACACTCCATCCCCGTCTTGCATTGCGTCAGTTATTGTTTTAGCAATTGAGATGTATCCAAGTGCGTCTTTGTAATTGTCATCGACTCTAGGATCCTCAGCTTGTCTGCTGATTTTGACCAAACACATGAGTATTGCAACCTCATTTGGCTGGATTGGATAACCAAGATAAGCTGACCAGAGTTCGGCGATGCGTTTATGGTTTCCAATTGGATGCCCATATTGAGAACCTCTTGAGTGCAAGATTTGAATGACTTCTTCAAAGAGTTGCTCAGTTTTTGTCATAATCAAATACCTGATCTCGCTTGGCATCTGTGATTCTGCGGTGCATGTCGTAGCCATGTTTACGACCACGCCAATACATGGTCTGCCCGTAATTCTCTTTTATTGCTGAATGAATCCAATAAATTGTGCCTAATCCAAGCATTATGTAGAACCACATAAATGCAGCTTCTCTTAGTGTCATGTTGCTCCCTTACATATCCACAACGGTTGTGAATACATAAAGTATGACTTAAAGCAATGACCTTTAGTTAATTACTTTCGGCGTGTTTTATAACGATTAGATAACGCCAATATCCTCAAATTCATCGATATGATCATCAATCGAACGATCCCTATAATCGGTTTCAAGCCCCATAAACCTTACCCTCGAATATAAAGCTGCCATCTGCATTAATTGGAACAGTAATTACTTGCACTTTACGATCCTTAACATAAGCAACAGCAAAGCCAGTTTGCCAATTTGCGTAGCCTCTCGTGTATGCCATGCCTGAACTGCTTAAATCTACTAAATTACCAACCTCAACACCCCACAAAGTGCGCCCTAATTGCCCTCTAGAAGCCTCTGTAAAGGCTGATTGTCCTAATCTATGGGTATGACCACACACCACGCTTTTTCCTAGCCTCCTAGCCCCATTTAAGGCTGTTTGCCCAGGCACTTGACTAAGCGGAAAGGCATCACCATGAACGGCTGTCCAACCATGCGCCCAGTCCACACCAAAAGGATGAAAATTAATGCCTAACTTGTCATAACCCATAAACTTCTCATATTGCATTTCAGGCAGATTTAAGAAGCTGGGCAATCGTTTCTTAATTGATCGATAAAGCCTAATACCATGATTACTGCCTACCACATCCGTTACACCAAGATAAGTTAAAACCTCTTGGGTCAATACTCTGTCATCATGGATATTGCCAACCATCTCATCAATAGTGTTGGCGTTAAAACCACCAAGTTGCGGAAGATCTATTTCATCTCCAATGCAAATGGTGCGGTGGGGATTCCACTTAGATAAAAAACGACCTACTGACTTTGTTGCTTTTTCATTAAAAAATGGAACTTGGAGGTCACTAACAAACGCGATCCGCTTAATCTTCATCTTCCTCTGTTGGATCAATACTAGGAATGATGCCACCATCACCTACGACCCAATCAGGAAAAGTCTTATGCTCGGTCATTAACCAGAATGCGTGCTCTGGTGTAAATCCTGCTTTGCGAGCTGCTTTATAACATTCGTGCAACGCAATGTAATGCGCGTCAATCTTTGTTGGATCAGGAGTTTGGCGAACTACGCGACGATTGATCTTTTTGCGTTTGATAGGTTTTCGTGTGTTCGCCATAAAATAAATTATCGCTTACTAATTAAGATAAAGAGATCATCAACACGCGACTCTAATCTGTTTAATTGATCCTTCATGCTTGAGCCACCATTAGGCTTGAGTTCTTGTAGGTAAGACTTAATAACCCAGCGCAGACCCACTAATAAACTTGTTGCAATGGCGCATACGCCAACGCTTAATCCAACCCATTCGTTCGCTGTCATTTCGCATTAAGTCCATAATCAGCTTCTTTGCCTGAACTTGGATCAATTGCTTTTGCAAGAGGTGCAATTAACGCACCAGCAAGAATTGCAAGTTCTGGTCGGATATCAGCAACAATTGCCAAAAGCACAGTTATACCAGAGGCTGCAACAGCTCTTAGATATGACTTGATTGCTGCTTTGTGTTTGTTGGTTAGTTTCATTACTTGCCTCCTAGTAGTGGGATATCAAAGAACTCTGAATTGTTGTCTTGATCTTTTTTGAAGCTGATGTGAATGTGATGATTGTGTTTGTTAATGCCTTTGTATTTACGCCATTTCCAACCAAGCAAAGGTGAGGCTATTTTTTCTTCAAAAATTACATAAGCGATACGCCCATGATTTTTCCCATATAATCGAATCTGATCTGCCAAATACGCTGAAATCCTTTTATCGTCAGATAGCCCAGCAGTAATGTCGATTGCTCTAACACAACCTGTTTTTTCGTCTGGGTTATGGTCGGACTTAGGTGCTCTGGATAAATGTGCCACAGAAGCAGCCCATCCATCACTTTTACGATTCCTGTCTGGGAAGCAATCATCAGTTTGTTCTCTTAACTGAACAGCAGCTTTAGATAACCAAGCCTTCATTACTCAATTACTCTAACAGGTCGTCTTAATTCTGTTGCAGTTAATCCTTCACTATTTTCATCATCAACCCAAGCAATCCATTTATCTTGAACCCTAAAGACATCTGTATATCTAACAACCTTTTGAGCAGTTTCATCTGGCAATCCTGTTGCTTGATTAACTGGAGTTAATGGATAACCTAAAGAATCACAAAGATCATTATGCCAAGTATCAAATTCTTCTTTGCTATTCCATTCATACCACATCAGATTGCCCACTTTCCTGACAAATAAGTTTGAACATTTGTTATATCATCATTGGATAAAATAGTGTCATAAATCAAAAATTCACAAATAAATCCATCCATAGGAATACCAGTATCTGGACTAGCGGCATCCCCAATAGAAAAATCTCTTGTGCTATCTGATGCGGATGCTGCCTGAGTTTCTGTATTTGCGCCACTAAAAGCACCATTATCCAAAGCCAATTTAATTCTATTTGCAGCAGTAGCATTTGCAGGATCTGATTTGTAGGTTAAATATTTTGCGTTAGTTGTATTACCTGCAACAGTTATATCATAAGTCCAAGTTCCCGAGCCATTACCATTTCTAGAAATAAAATTAGTTC